AGAAGTCGATTGCCATAAAGACGACCAGTGTCACCAGAGCGGAGTCCCAGCCGCCAAAAATGGCAGTAAAAAAGCCGCCGACCAAGCCGACAGCTACACAAATGGTATCTTTCATTTTCAACCCTCCAGTACTTTCAGGAATCGGATTTTCGGATGAGAATTGTTGCTTCTGCCCACCCAGGCAAGGTAATATTCGCCGTCAGAAATGCCAGTGCATTCTGTGATGGTGGTGATAAAGGTATCCGATTGCAGCCATTGGAAATCCAGAGAAACCGCACGATTTGCATCGATTTCTGTATTCACATACACGCCAATGGGAATGTCGATCTTCTGCGGTTTCTGCACCAGATACAAACTCCCGGCTTCGCTGGAACCCGACTGATAGGACATCACGATTTCCGCATTTTTCGTCAGAGATAAGGGCTTTGCACAAACGGTCAAGACCGACTTATCCCAGTTAAAACACTCCTGCGAATAGGACAGCACGAAGTCATTTTCTGCACTGCAAAACTGCGGATAGGCAGCCAGAAAATCTGTCATTGTCTGATATCCGCCGTCCAGAATCATGCTGATGTCCGGTGCATAGGTCGAAACGGCATTCTGTCCGGACTGAAACAGAATGGTGTAATTTCTGCCGCTTGTCAGGTTGTCGATTTGCTTTTGGAGACTTTCCAAAGTGCGTTCTGTCTTTTCCGAATAGACTGTAACCTTTGTACTAAGCCCATTGATTTGTGTGCCAAAACCATCCCATTGTGCGATTTTAGTGGCAGTGATCTGATCCAATACGGCTTGATTTTCGTGGGTATGTGCCTTTTCCAAAAGCGGCTGAACCGCATCCTGAATCAGTACTTTTACGGCATCGGTATCCGGATAATTTGTCAAATCCGGAGAAACACCATCCTTTCCGTTACGCCCATCTTTACCGTCTTTCCCATTTGTGCCATCCTTACCGGGCAAACCGTCTGCACCATCTTTTCCGGGTAATCCATCCCTGCCTTTCAAACTCTCCAGCCATTCTGCAACTGTCCCCACAAAACCGTTTTCTATGGCAATTTCATAAGCAGAACGACCGTCTTTTCCGTTTGTTCCGGTTTGCATCTCCGAAAGCTTTTTCAAAAGCTGCGTATATAAATCCGGCGTCGGCGGAATTGGCATATCCCCATCTGCAACAAAACCAGACGGTCGAATATGCAGTGTGACGGGTACCGTGGTCGCACGCAGTGTAGTATCGCTTTCTGCATCGTAACCAAACAAACTCATTTTCACCGCACCGGGATGCAGTTCGGCAGGCAGCAAGCAGGTTGTTCCCTCTGTGCCAAGTACCAAGTTGTATGTTTCTTCGCACTGCGTGAACTGCACCACCTTGTGCAGCGTTTTCCAAGCCCCATCGAATACGAACTTCACCGAAACAAATGCGATCTGGTCAGAGGCAAGAACCTCTCGCTCCAGTGCTTCGATTTTTTGCTGTTTCACTAAAAATTTCATCATCCGTTTTTCACCTCGTTCCACACATTATTTTCAGGATCATATTCCAAATAGCCGTCTGTACACTGAACTTTTTGCAGATAGTCATTGTAAAAATGCTTTCCGGAGGACATCCAGTTGGTCGGTTTGGTGATGGCGTTCCACTGAGCGATCGTTCCTTCATATGTGATGGCTGTTAGACTTTCACAGTATGTCAGCATATTTTCCCCAAAGGTTCTGCAATTCGCAGAAATGATAAGGCTGGACAATGCTGTACATCTTGTAAACGCAAAAGCACCAATGGAATCACACGCAACACGAGCAGTCTTCAGCTTTGCACAGCCGCTGAAAACATACTTTCCCCACGTTTTCACGCTGGCAGGCACAGTGACTTCTGCAATGGCGGTGTGATAAAAGGCATATGACTGAATCGCAGTAACCGCCTGCGGAATCGTGACAGAAGTCAGACCAGCGGTGTAATTGTTTACGGCATCTTCCTGTGCAAAAGCGGCATTCCCAATGCTGGTCAGTGTAGCCGGCAGCGATACCGTTTTCGCATTGGCACAATGATAAAACAAACGGTCACCCAGACCAGTAATGCCATTGCTGAGCACGATTTCTTTGATCTGGCCATTTTGATAGAACACAGAATCATGAGAAGTATAGTCATAGGTTGCACCCGTTCCACGAAGCAGCAGTTTGCCGTTGTCGTAGAGAACATAGTAGATGTTTTCACCGCACTGTCCGGTCGCTAGGATTTCTCCTGCTGTCAAATCATCTACCTTGGTTTGCAGTTCGGAAATCTGACTGTTCATCACATCCAGCCGCTTTTGCAGTTCGTCCAGTGTGGCATTTGTCTTTGCCATTTCAGCGAGCATCTCCGTCACTCTGCATTTGCCAAGAATGCACTTGCAGTATCCGCATTTGCTCTCATCTGCACGATAATCCAACACATCTTCTGCTATCAGTTCTGTTGCTCCGGCTCGCAGTCGAACTGCTGCCAAGGTCAAATAGGTGGTCACATTGTTGTTGGTAAAGGTGGGAATAACAGGGTCGTTAGCAGCTGTTCCGGGGAGAATCCGAATGCCACAGGTTCGAGTGGAACGATCACAGTAGATTCCGATCGCCACATAACGATTCAGAGATTCATCTACATAGGAAGAAAGGTCGATGGTATGCAGGGTATCACTGATAAAATAGTGTCCATCGATCCACGCCTTGCCCGTTCCGAATGTAACGGATAAATTTTTGGCCGTTGGTGCAAAACACTGCCGGTAAGTATCCAGAATTCCATTGCAAATCAGGCTGGACAGATATGCCGTGAAATCCTCTGCGGTATAC